AGCAGTAATCAAACCATGAGGGTCTGTTTCAATATTATGATTTTGAATTGACTGTTTTACATATCTTGCAGTAGCAAGATGACTTGGTGAAACAGGGTCAACACCTATTTGAGGTTTAATAAAAGGAGTACTTCCGTCTATTTTAACAAAACGATTAAGAATTGAATCAACTTCTTTCTTGGAATAAGATTTATTAACACTATAAACTTCCGTTATTTTTGCATAATCTGCAAGAAGTACTTTTACCTTTTCTATAATTTTATGAGGGTCGTCACTGTTTATATGTGATTTAAGTAAGTTATCGACATAGAGTTTATTTGTGAGGTGGTCATCCGAAGTAGGTAGTGCAGGGTGTTTCTGTGCAGCAGTAAAAGGAATGGTGCCATTAGCCATTACATAATTATAACTATCGATTTCATCCCTTAAATTTTCTATTTCTTCCAACACATCAGCAGAAAGAGCAAAAGGCTCTAACCTTTCACGAAGTTTATTTTCGATTAATGTTGATGTTTCTCCTTTAGAATACACTTCCTGCTGAGAATAGACTTTTAAATTATTTCTTGCAACAGCCTTTGCTCCTTCTGTCTGAAACTCACTTAAATAATTTTCCATTAGTAAAGGGGTCGTAGGGTTTCCAGACGGAGGAACTAGACGTACCCCAGGTTTTAAGATGTTTCCCATAAATTATTTAAGTAAAATTGTAAAGCATATAAACTAAAATTATCATCTAAAACATTTCGACCTATCATGTCTATTAATTTAATTTCAGACAATATAAACTGTGGATTTAATCTATAACCTCTTTGCAAAGAATGAAGCAATGATTCTGTTTCGCACAGTACTTTACGTCTAAGCATATCAGTAAGATTTTCTTTAGATAAATCTCCGATTTCCTGAATTTCATTTATACAGTCCATTAGCATTCACACTCAGGTATTAAATATTTTTGTGGGGGTTTGGGTTTCTTAATATCCAACTGAAAATAGTTTGCTTTTTCTACAACTCTTTCAGCCTCTGCCAAATGTCCTATTCTAACATAATGCTTGGCAAGAGAAATAATTGAATCCAATCTGTTAGCCTCACAAGCATTTATCTTACATCCACCGTTATAAAGTCTGCTTTCAAACAAAGTTTTATAAAGATTGTCACAAGTTTCATTTAGAGTCCTAACTGAAAAATAATCTGTATCCACCCTTGAAATAGTAGTATTAGAGTTTATTTCATCGAGAAGTTTTTGAAAAGTAGTTTTTTCAATTTTATCTTTTGTATAAGTATAAATTTCCTTACCATCTGTAAAATACACAATATCATAAACATCAATAATAGAATGTTGTTTTTTAAGTTCCCTGTCCATCCATTTTTTAGTAGGAATAACAACATGAATGGAAGTAAACCATCCGTCCCTTTCAAGTTTTATTTTAACATCAGTAGGATTACTTCTATCTGCTATGATAAGTTCTGTATATTCAACACCAGTAGTAGCATTTAATCTTAAAATATCTAAAGATGCAGTATCTGTGTAAACAAACCTGTTTTTAGCTGTCAGACCTGAATTTTCAGGCAGATACTGCTTTCCGTCAGTTTGCTCAATGATTTGAACATAGGTCCCTTCTGCTGTAATTAAACAAGTATCCAGTATCATTTTCCGCATCCACAGTTGTAAAGTTTACTAAACATCTTATTACTACAAAGAGAATTGCATCCCGAAATATTTTCCAATAACTCTTGAGCTGATTGAAATTCTCCGAAATGAATATAATATTGTATAGCACTTAAGAAAATCCAAATCAGATTTTTGTTGTAAGAACTTTCATCATTACAATCCAAGCATTTTGTATCTTTCGAACATTCAGATTCCAACATCTTTTTACAATAATTAAAATAACATTGCCAAAGATTAAATACCGTAAATATGTCTTTTCGTGTCAGGCCCATTACTCTGTCTTCCAAATCAGGGTCTTCTAAAACATCTTCCATATCTACTTGTGTCGTATTATCAGGTCTTGCTAAAGACAATGAATGTTCGTAATAAAAATATTTAGGTACTAATCCTACGGGATGATTTGTTATCCATTCTATTGTAGGTACTACAAGATGTATTACTTCGTATCTACCATCATGTTTAATTTTAAAAATATGTGAAATAGTTGATGTTTTATGTTCATGTATGAAGGTTTCTACTATTTCGGAACTTTGACTTGTAATTCTTTTTAAAATTATAAACGATACGGAATCCTTAAAAGGAACTTTTTTGTAAAGTTCCTCTTGGGGAAGTTCTTCAACAAATAAATCCCCTGCAACTGTTTCATATATAGTAGTATTCGTTTTCATTATGACATTGAAGTTAATCCCGTATTTCTAATCTGGTCATTATAAGGATTACCATCCCGCATTTGTCTCACTTCAATTTCAGTTCTTTTAGTAGCAAGGTCAGCCTGCACTTCTTTAAACTTCCTATCAGTTTCAGCCTTATACCATTCAACTCTATTTTCCAACATAAATTTCTGTTGTTCAAGTTGCATTTTCTGTTGGTCTAATTGTTTAATTTCATTTTGTGCTTTTTGTAAGTCACTTTGGAATTGTTTGACTTGTTGTGAGGCTTCTTCTAATTTTTGTTGAAGTTGCTGTATGATATTGCTTTCCTCTTTTTGTTGTTTTATAGCCTTTTTAACTTTATATTTAATTTCAGAAAGACTTTTTGAAGATATAACATCAAAAAGAATATCGGCAGACAATTGTCCTGATTTAATAAATTCAGGAATTACTGACCATATTTGCTGTATATCTTGTAAAATTTGAGTTGTACTTACAACATGAATATCAAAATCCGTAATGGTAAATTCTTCTGGAAGAGCAGTAAAAATCTTTTGCTGTTGGTCCCCTAAAATTAAAGTTCCCGTAAGACCGTTTTTCCATGTGATTTTTGCTTGATTTAAACAATCCGTAAGCATTTCACAGGTGAGTAGGTCCATCTGCTGATAGTACTGTTTCGTTATGATGAAAGAATTTGTTACTCCTTGCTTGATGTTTGAAACAGCATCCCTTTGCTCTATACCATTCAATCTTTCTCGAAACACACCTGTAATTGAAGATAATGTATATTCCAAAGCATCAATTGCCGTTTGTATGGCAGAAACTGCTTGTTGTTTGATAGTATTATCAAAACCGTTGAAGATTGTGTTCAAAGGAGCATTTCCGTTATTATTACGACCTTCTTGAGTAGTATCAAGTAATCCTATACCTGCTTTTTTGTAGGCAATCCATTTTTGAATACGTTCTGAAAATTTAACTCCTAAAGATTGAGGAATTAAAGACAAATCAATCCAATCTCCAATATTACCAGAACTTGCAATTAAGTTATCCCTGTAATAAATAAGAAGGTCATACCTGTCTTGAATATCTATACATGCAAGCATCAATGAAAAAGGTTCGTTACTTCTGTTTAAGAAATATACCCCATTGACAGATAAACAAGTGTAGCTTGGGTTATCCTTAGTTCTAATAGAATGTTCGTCTTTACCTCGTAAAACATAGATACCTTCACCTATACGAACAGTTGAGTACCTCTGCATAATGAAGTCTTTATCGGTTTCAATCCACTCTACTTCATATACGGGAATTAATTTCATTCTACCTGAACCGTTATTATCAGGATAACCAGGAAGATTATCTCCAGTAGATTGTCTTTTACAACTGTTTACAGGAATTGAATCTCTAAATGTAGTAGTATAACTACCGTATGTACTAAAGTCTTCCCAACGAGATTTAAGTTTTTCAACATCTTCTCTAGAAAGTTCTTTACCATACTTGCTTAATATTTGACTTTTAGTCATCCATTTTCTAACCACTGCTCTATAAGAATCCTTTACATATATACTATTAGGATTTCTGTCTATAAAAGTATTTAAAGGGTCAAGCACCTCGATTTCAATGTTGTTATGTCCTGGTGTTTCCTTTATTTGAAAAAAAGGAGTTCCTGTAATAAGTAAATCAAGTAGAAGCAACTTATGTTTGGTAATCATATCAGTTTCCCTTGACTGCATAACATATTGTACAACATTTTGAGCTGCCTGTTCGTATTTGGAAATAAAACTTTGGTCAATATCTTGTATAACTTTGTCTATTTGAGATTGTATTGATTTATCGGTAATATCTTTACCGTCAATAAATTCCAATATGGAATTATTAAGATGTTTTCTTAAAAATTGAACAATCCCTTTTTCTATTTCAAGCTGTTTATCCCTTGTAATATTACTGATGGTTTCAGAATCTTTACAACTTATTTTAGGGAGTATGGGAGTACCTAAAAACTCTCCTATAAGAGCATCAAAATGTTTCTTTACAAGAGGTGTAAAGGATACTGATGTCGGATTGCCGATACCAAAGTTTTTCTCAAGATACTCATATTGCTTTTTATCCCGTTTTCCAGCATAATAGTTATATGCTTTTTGTAACTCATATTTATTATCGACAAGTTCGGCAATACACTCGTCAGTTTTTTCCATTAATTCTTGTTGTGTCATACGGCGATAAAAAATCGTTTGGAATACGGCGGGTAGTGTTACGTTCTACTTTAGAATACTCGGTTTTTAAAAACTGACATTTCTTAAGTTCTTTACAAATAAACTTCATAAATAAATCATCAGGAAGTTGAGCACTATAAAATACAGGGTCATTTTGACGAAATTCAATTTGAACTTCGTAACCTTCAGGCTCAAGATTTTTTATACTGATAGGTTTAATCAGTTCTTTGTTAGTTATACCCTTGATAATATCTTGTATCCGATGTATCAAGTCTGTATGGGTCATAAGAGTGTCCTCCACCATATTGTATGTTATGTTGGGTTTCTTTAGGGATAACACCCCATTGTCGATACCCGTTTTCATCTATATAATAACCAAAATCTTCAAACCCGTCATCAATAGGTTTAACCACTAAAGGAACTCTACCTGTCAGTTCTTGGTCAGCTAATAATACCATACCTAAAGCAGCAATAATATCAAACTTTGTTTTATTGTCAGGATTATATCGTACAAGTTGGTCTAAAACATCTTCAAACCAAATAGTATGACAATAATCCTCAACGAAGTTAGCAATTAAGTCTGTCTGCATTTCTATGATAGTACCAGTAGCGGGAGTTCCGTAAGATTTTGAATTTCCGTTTTTTATATTTTGTAATGTAGCAGAAGGTCTTCTCATAAACCACTTCAACTGATTACTGTATCTTGCCCAGTTAATAAAACCTACACGAGTTGCTTCAACATTAACTTTACAGTTATAATATCTTAAAAGACACATTGCTGTTTTGTATGCTGTTCGAATCTCATTAGGTCTGTCTTTATAAACACACACAATTTGAGGGTCATTAAGACCTAAAACTCTTTTATATATTACAAGACAGAAATCAGAAGGACTTTTTGTTTCGGAAGAGGTTTGATTTTTACCAATATCAATACCGTCAACACCTGCAACATACAAATCTTGCATTTCTTTATAAACAGGAGGTATTTCAAATTTTTGATTATTTCTTAAAGCCTCCAGTTCGCGTTTCTTTAAGTCTTGTTTATAGCATTCGGACCAAACAGGATGTTCAAGTATAAGCACTTTACCCTCTTTGGTGGGAACCCATTTAAACCCTTCAATATTCTCAGGTTTATGTTGTCCGTCTTTGTAGGTATAATCTATATATCCTGCCGTAGGTCTCGGACCTGCTTTATGTAGTCTTATCTGAGCAAGTTGTTCAGATAATAAAATTTTGTTAAATTTATTATCACCTTCGAGAGCAAAAGCCTCTTCTGCATTCCAACAATACTCGGCACAATAATGTATAAGGGCTTGTGGTGTATTCAGATATTGGTCTCTTTTGCTTTGTAATAATGCTTTATTGGCTACTTCATCACAATAACCTCTATGGTCAGTCATTCCTGGAACCATTGATTGTGTAAAAGCAGGGATAAAATATCCTGATAAGATAGTACTTCCATCACTAGTATAATTATGTCTGTAAGGTAGTACACCAAAAGGTTCTGGATGATAGTAAATTTCATTAAGACCTGCAAGAGCAGGACCTTTATCTCCGCCCGTGCCTCCCACTTGAATTATCCCGAAGGATACTCCTTGTACTTCAACAAGGGCTTGTGCTTGTACAAAAGCCTTTGCCGAATCTACCCAACTTCCAAACTCATCAAGTATCATTAAATCCACACGGTCACCACGAATTTTTTGAGGGTCATCGGCAACAACCCCTTTAATCATGGATTGCCAACCTGCTGGGATTTTATTTCCTTTAGACATATTAAAGTGTCCTGACGTTTTTATTAAAGCAGTGTCACTTAATTGTCTTAATTTAAACATACCTCCATCAGTATATGTGTCAAGAAATTGAAGAGCATCCCATGTTTTAGCAAGAGTTCTTTCAAGTTTACCTTTGTCATAACATGCTATTAAAGTTATACTTTTTTTAATAGTAGTATATTTAGCAGCAGCTGCTGCTGCACTAATTTCAGAGAAACCTATACCACGAGCCTTCATTAAGGCTACATGTTTATGACATTTCTTAGCAATATCCACATAGTGAAAAAACTGATATTGGGATACAAAAAAAGAAGGAAAATCCAACCTTCGTCCACTACCAGCCTTTTCAGTACCTTTAACAATAGGTAATTTATAGTAATTTAGAAAAAAGTAGTGGTCACCAGTAACAGTATAACCATTAACTGTGTAACCTTGTTTACATCGTCTGTATTCCTCATGCCAAAATTCACGATAGCCTTTACTACCTGGAAGATAAGATGTGTAATGCCCTGTACGAATAAACTCATTTCTTGCTTCAAGAAACCATTCTGGGTCAAAATCCAAACCTTGTGTAGCAGTAATAGGTCTGTAACCTGAAACCTCATAAGATAAATTGGCATCAAAAAATGATATAGGGGCCTGTAATGGAATGTCCCATTGTACAGGTTCTGTTAGTTTCTTTCTTTTGGTTGTAGCAGGTTTTTTCTTTTTTTCTTTTGTCAAGTCTTTAACTACTTTGGCAATAACTGTTTGGGCCTGCTTTACAACATTTCGTTTTTTATTCGTCGTAGTCTTCATAGCCTTCTACTGCACCTGCTCGTATTTGTGACTGTTCAGCCAATTCTTTTTTAACTCTGTTTTCCAGACTTAAAAGTGATTCATGTACACTATTAAGTTGAGTAATATTTTTAATCATCTTTTCAGCAGAAAAGACAGGTTTTCCATTTTGGTCTCTTTCATTTAAATCCACTACATTTTCAAAATAATCAATTAATTGGTCAGCAGCAAACATAGCGGCTTCAAGCATTCTAATTGACTTATTGGAATCTTGTAATTCTCTGTATTTTCTACAAGCAGCTCTAAATGAAGGATGATTAAATTGTTGTTCAGTTAAACCAGAGTCTGATAAAGCCTCTTGATGTCTTTCTGCTTCACTGTATTGGGCATAAGGACTATCCCATGCCAATGCTAAGTATATGTATGTGATTTGCTTAAATAACAAATCCTTGTATTTGGTTTTGTCTTCGGATACCAAAGTTTGAAATTCTTTAATAAGTAAAATTTCTGGTATATTCAACTCAACCATGTGTGTCTGTTGATTATATATAAAAAATTTCTGCATAGTTCATTAAACATAAATACAATTAATTGGAAGTAGTCCTTTAAAGACTACCTCCAAAATAACATTTCTTTGCAACCTTAGTTTTACCTCCGTTCTTATCAAAATAAGTTTTGGTTCTACTACGATTACCTGTTTCAGGTTTTTGAACACCTCCTGAACTCTTCTTAGAAACTTTCTTAACCATTTTACCTCCGCACTTTTCGTAGATAACCTCTTCGTTAAGACCTACTCCCGTACGAAGTTGATGGATATAAGCAAGTTTACCACCTATTTGTTGCTTTCGAGCCTGACTTTGCATAGCCTGTATGACTTGCTGAATCATTTGAGCCAGTTGCACAGCTTGTGGGTCCCCCTGTTGAGCTGCTTTCATAATTTGTTGTACTTGTGCCCGTGCTTGTTCATCACCTTGCATAGCAGCCTGAACTAATCCTACAATTTGCTGCTGCATATCTGGAGCACCTTCTTGAGGTGTTGCTCCACCTTGCTGAAATTTAAAAACCATAGTTTATATAGATTTAATTATTTTCATCAACACTTTTCAACAGAATTAAATCTTTAGTTGAAAATACTGCCTGTTGCTCACGACCATCCGTAGTAAACCACCGACAACGAATCCCTTTTAAAGAACTTGTTCCTGTTGAAGTGTTATCTTTGAAGAAATTGGATTCTTTTCTCATCACCACCATTGTAGGCCTGTTAGGAACATCCTGTTTTACAGTTACAATATCACCTGGCTTTAAGAATACTTTGTCTTTTTGTTCCATTAGTTATCTGTTTTAACACCATTGATTATATCTTGTTTTCTTTTAGATAAGCCTTCATTAACAACAGCAATTATTCTTTGTTCTGCCACAATAACGAAACCAAATTTATAGAAAGGTACTGGTACTTCACTGGCAATATTATAAAACACAACATCACCTGGTTTTAAAAATTTACATTCAGCACCAACTTCAGTAACCATACCAACCCTAACAAATTCCTTTTCCTCTTCAATATTACCAGTTTCATTACTTTTATATTGAGGTGCCAAACCTCCTAAGTCTGTAATAAGACCATTGTTTGTTTTAACCTTTTGAAAAGGATTAACTTTAAAAGGACTTATTAACACGTAACTTGTCAAAGGCATGATTTCCATGTTTTGGAAATCCTTTGACATTTGCTTTGCCCCTTCCTGAATAGCATCTACATGTTTTTGAAATCTTTCTTGAAATTCCTCTACCTGTTGGTTAAATTTGGTATCTCTTTCTCTTTTAAGTTGATTTTTGGCTTCTTCCGTATTAATTAAATGATAAGCGGCTTCCGTATCCGAACCCTCAATCATTCTGGCAAGTTTTTCATTGCTTGTTTGCTCTGCTTTAAATTTATCCATAGTACATCAAATTTTTAATTCATATTCATAAAACCATCTTAAATATTTTTATATTCTGTCTTAGCATCAAAACTAGGACAGGCTTTATTAGCAAAATCCCGATGCCCGTAAATTTTCACACCAGGGTATTTGGCCTTCATTGTTTTAACAAGTGTTATTAAGGTTTTCTTTTGGGCTTCGGTACGAGTGTCTTTTGGGGTTTTGCCGTCTTTTGCAACACCTCCAATATAACAAATACCGATAGAATTGGAGTTATGCCCTAAACAATGAGCACCTTTTTCCTCAATATTTCTACCAGCATGATAAGTTCCGTCCCTATACACAACATAGTGATACCCTATTTTTGTAAAACCTCTTTGTTTATGCCAAGCATCAATGTCAGCCACAGTAAAATCCTTACCTTCTGGTGTAGCCGAACAGTGAATAATAATCTCTGTTATTTTACGCATTAATTCCATTTGTTTAAATCACATTTTTCATCTTTTACCCTGAGTTTACTTTCCAAAGGGCAACCACAGATACCACAAATTTCTCCTATGGATGAAATTCGTTCTCTGTGAGAACAGTTACTACATATTTTGAATCGTGAATCATATAACTTTTGTTCTTTTGAAAATATTCGATTGAAATTTCCTTTCAAAATATGTAGTAACTCGATTGAGAATATATGTTTAATCCATAATTTTAATATTCTTACCATAATCCTAAATGACAGTGAGAACTGGGTTGTCTGGCTTTTCGTGTTATAAGACAGCCACAACCTTTCATATATCCTGATTTTTTTACGGAAGAAGTTTCCTTAGTAGAAGGATTCATCCATAAGTAGGGATTACACACTTCATGGTCTTTAATGTATAAAGGACATTTATTACATATAGCAAGTCTTTCCGAAGCATTAAACCTCTTTACAGGAACAGTTTTTTCTGCTATTAAAATTCCCTCTTCCATAATCTTAATATTCTATTCGTTTTCGATTTAATCTATGTTGTTCCAAGACAGACTCTTTTTTCCAAAAATGAATCATTTTTTCCACCTGCTTTTTCAGGTATTCCATTTTGTAAGTAGTCATCTTGTCAGTATGGTCAAAATGCACCAGAATCAAATCTTTACATTCCCAGTCAGGATGTATTTGTTGTATCATCCAGGCATAAGTACTTAATTGCATGTTATAGGTACTGTAATTACAATTGTCAAGGTCATTCAGAGGATACTTTAACTTTTCACTTGTTTTAGTTTTATTATCAAAATATGATTTCTGTTTGATTTGTTTGTTAGTGTTGTGTGTAACAATCATATTTTCAGTACATAAAAAAGTATGCGTAGGACTATCCACTTCAATACATTGTGTAGGAACAGTTTCAACAGGTGTTACAGATTCAATCTGTCTAAAAGAATTTGCAAACGATTTAGGACATTCAAAATTAGGAAGGTTAATAGGAAAGAACTTCAAATTACCTTCTTTGGTTTCATGTACCTGTATTCCGTATGTAATAAGCAATTCTTTAAACAAAGGAGTATAAGGTCTTTTAGCAGCAACAAAATAGTCTTGTTCAATACGAACACACCTATAACACATTTGTGTTATCAGTTTACCTCTTTGTTCTTTTGAAGTTCTCAATGCCTTCTTTAAAACTTCCGAAATATTTTCCTCATTAAGTATTTTAGGTAACTCTTCCGAATGAATATTCAAAGGCTTTGCATTGGCAATACCTATTTCCTGTTCAGGATGTTTAAGAAGATATTCGGCAATATTCTTTGTAGTCATTACCATTTCAGTATCAGGAAATACGGTTATTAACCACCTGTGGTCCTCATCAGCCACAATACTATCTCCATTTGTAAATTGTATTTTGTAGCAAGGATTATGATGTATTTCCGATTTATGAATGACAGCACAAAGATTTCCTTCTTTATCAAATACTTTATCACCTACTTTAATTTCTCCCATTGTAGTCCAACCTTTAAGAGTTGGAATTTTAGTATCCAAAGGCAAACCTTTCCAGTCTATGATTGAAAATTTGTTTCCTTCTTTAACTAACAAGTCAATTTGACCTGCTATATTTACTTTTCCGTCAGGAGATTCGTAATAAATCAAATATTCTGGATACACACCATTTTCCAAATCAAGTTCGGTTCTACCTTCAACACATACAAACTTTCCTCCAATACCATACTGTTGAAGGGATATATCCGTTTTCTGTTTATAGAAAGATTGTTCAAGATTGTTATGTATTGATGAACCTCTTTTTGTAGAAGCCAAATTTTCTTTTTGCCAACCATCAAGAATATTCTGCTGTGCAGCATTAAAAGCATCAATGCTGATGTCATAACCTGCTAACAATTCAGGAGAATATTTCTTAGTAGATAACAATTCCTTTTTAATTTGTCTCCAATAATCAGGTGCAACAAGTTGTTCTATGGCCTTATAAGCACTCCAAAAATCTGTGTCAAAGACAGGCTCGAATTTGTGAATTAAAGTAGTAACGGAAATGTACTTCTTTTTAGTGTCTTTAGCATTAAAATAAACATGGGCTTCCTCATTAAAGCACACATTACCATTTTGTTTGTCAATATTCATTATTCATTTTCATTAAATTTTAATACTTTATCTAGTATAATACTACTATAATAATATCGTTTAAATCCATATAACCCAAGTAGTTTAGGCAAAAATAAAACCCCTCCGAGTAGCGTTACTCAGAGGGGTCAGTTCTAATTAGTTAAGTGGTAGTCGTTTTTGTGTCTTAAACCTCTTAGCGATTTTTTTCTATCAGGAGAGGTAGTCCACAAGTGTTTGTTGAGTTTTTTGTTGTAAAAATGATACTTTAGTCTGTCAGGTTCTTCTGGTATAGGGTGGTAAATCCTATTCCAATAAGCTGTTTTTTCTTCAATTCTACTGGCATCACATTCCTCGATTATAGTCATTTTGGAAGCAAGAAACTTATCAAGTGTTGTAGATGTGATTATTCCGTTCATTTCAATTACAGCATATTTATCAGACATAAAGTAAAAATTAAGATTGTTTAAAGTTAGACATCTGGCTTTTAAGTCGTACAACTTCGTCCATAATTATTTTGTCAGCGAAGGCCTTGAAGTACTCAGTTTCTTTTAATAACGATTCTGGGTCAGAATTATTGTTTTCAATATTAGTATGAAAAGTCTTAAATTTTTCAAATTTAAACCCACTACAAATTTTATCAAACATATCCTCATCCAGAGTTTTAATATACTTGTAGAACTCTTCCCGAATTTGAGTACATTTCATTTTAGCAGCTGCTTCTTTAGCATCCGCAGCATTGCTTCTGATATAGAAATGTGCCATATTAGAATTTGTAACGAGTTTAGCTGTAACACCATTGTTATTATAAACTTCTCTTTTAGGCTCAATCTTTTTATATTGTGCCAAATTTTCCATTGCCTCTAAAAAGGCCATAACCATTTGTTCCATATTCATTTTTTAAACATTTTATATAATTTTTTAAACATCTGATTCTCTTAAGTTGAGTCATAAACTCATTTGTAATAATAGCTATTTAATTGCCTTATCCCAAGTCTTAAGTAGTAGAATTTCTCTAAATTTTCACTACTACTTCTTTGGTTGCCAAAGTAGATACTGCCAACTCCTTGATTTGCTTGTCTTTTTGTAGTAAGAGTTTTCTCATAATCTTCAAATCTTTTTGTAATTTGGTAATTTGAAGATTATTCTTTTTAATACGTTCATTATTTCTGGATAATAGCCATATTATCTTTTGACCTAATAATTCCATGTTAAACAGTCTTTCTGTCATAGGAAGACCAGTATCGAAATCCCTATTCTTAGTTTTTACTATATCAAGATAGCCTTTTTTCTGTAATTCTCTGTCACATTTATAAATTGCCCATTCAGGCATGTTAATAAGACTGGCAAGGTCTTTGATTGAAAAACTAACCTTCCCTAAATCCTGAATATCTTTAAACATGTACTGCTGTAAAGCTATGATATAAGATTTTTCAAGAGTGGTTAGGTCTTGTTTATCCAGAAATTCATTACTAAAAGGTTCAAAGGTTTTATACCTTTTGCTGAACAAATACTTTTTTCTACCATCCTTATAAACAACATCAAAGTACCTACCATTAAGTTTAGAGATACTTGCTGCTATTCTACTTTGACTTGAATTGGTTAACTCTTTTAAAGTCTGCATAGAAGGCCATGCTTCACGAGAGGTATTGTTCATGAACCTTTTTATAGTAGCATAAACGTATAAATCGAAGGGTTCAAGGTCATGTGATAAACACATATTATTAGGCACTTGAACATGCTGAATTTTGTGCTCCATATACTGTGTGTTAATGAGTGTTAATAAAGTGTGTTAATGTATGTTAACAAAAATAGTCAACTCCCTGTAAATCACTCCGTTACGTCAATTTGGTTTTTACTATACAGGTAGGGAGGTTTTTACTGGAGAGGTAGCGAACTATACTTACATATATAGAACTATACTTAATCACCCGAATCTCGAGCCTGAATTTCCTCAATTTCATCTTTATAAATTGCCATAATATCACTAATCTCTCGATTGAGGTCATCAATAGCCTTTTCCTGAATGGAAAGTTGTTCTTCTTGCTCAGCCACACATCTAAACAAAGCCGTAATTAAATTTAAGTTATCCATAAAGTTTTAAATTAGAAAAAATCAAACATCTTACTTATAATAATAACTATTTTAAAACCTCACCACAACACATTTTTTGTTAAAACACTACAACTAAAAATAACCCCCTCCCTAAAAATACCC